TCCAGTAATCCTTTATTGACGGCTGCTTCAGTGTCAAAATAGAGACAATACCCATCAGGGTTAGTGTCCAAAAAGTTTTTGACAATAGCAAGCGAAAAATAAGTTTTACCAGTGCTCGACTCACCAGCAATGGCAGTAATACGATTGCTGCTAACCCCGCCAAGAATAGACCCACTAATGAGTCCATTAAAGATGTAGGATCCGGTGTCAATGAATCTTTCAGTCTCGTCAATGTCTGACGCAATTTGCGTATATTCATCTCCTATCTCTTTTACTATTTCTTTTAAAAAGTCCATACTATTCTTTGATGTCGTATTCAATGGTTATTGTTTTAGATGTCTTACCCATACTATTACCATATGTGCTGTAAGTAATCTTTGCTTTTAATTGTTTTGCAATATCATCAAGTTCTTGCAAAAGTTCTTTTTCTTCTTTCATTATATCACCATATTGTGTTGTTCACGAAGAATCCTCTTGTATGGCCCTCCGGGATTTGCATCCATAACTTCTTGAACCAATTTCATCTTCTCATATAAATCTCCACATTTATCTTCACTCTTTCGACATTTCCATAGTGCAGTGACTATGTAGTCAAACTCTTGCTTGTCAATAGGTAAATCCATTATGTAAAGAATAGTTCAAGGTTAACAGTTTTTTCGACATTCCACCCAATCGCATCAAGTATTGCCTTGAGTGGTTCCACGAAACTCTTCTCAAATTGTAGATCATAATCTATGTACTTGTCAAGTCCAAGTTCCTTTGGAAAGTCTTGAATGAAAGATATTACATTCTCACGAATGATGTTTGGTTTCTTAAGATATATGAACTTAATTTTCTCACCATTACCAATCAATGAATACTTACGATCAAGTTTATTCTTTTTGATATAATGATTAAAAAGAAGTGCACCACGACAATGTATTGGTGTACCTTTCATGTAGATATCAGTATAGTTGTAATACTTTTTGACATTTGATACAGTGCGAGGAAATGCTATCTCTTCTGGTGGAAGTTTCTTGAACTTTGCACGACAATCATCAATAAATTTAATCACATCCTCTTCTGTACCATTCATCATCAACTTGAGTCCATCCTTAATCATAGTGCGACAAGGTGCAGGAGTTGATGACTTAACTGCCTCAATACCCATCATCTTTAGTTTGGGTTCTTCATATCGAACACCTTCACTATCCCATACATTTAAGATGTATCTTTTCTTTGCTGTCCAAATACCACGCTCTGCGATATTCTCCCGCTTCATAAACATCTTTTGGTCATAGGCATTTACATACGAGGCCAACGCTTCGTAAGAACTCGAAATATACTTTTCAAATTCCATCTCACAGATCTTATTAAGGAACGCAACAATGCTTTGATTAGTTTTCTCTCTCCCTTCGTATACAGCATCAACCAAAGGGCCCAAGTTAAGGTAGATACTATCAGTATCACTAGCAATGACATAATCAACATCCTCCGTTTTTAAAATTTGATTGATCTTTTGATTCATTTTGTTTTCAATCCATCTGATGGATACCTGTCCAGATAGAGTGATGGCTTCAGCGTTTGCAAGTTTATAGTAACGAAAGTATTGATTACCAATCGCACCATAAGCACTATTCAATTGAATCTTTCTTGCCATCTGAATGTTGTTACATCTGGCAATCTCTTTCTCAAGTGCCTTTGTTTTTTTCTTTTCGTACTGTTGTTTTGCCTCCAACATTTTTTTCTTGTATATGGTTCGATCTTTATAGATCTTTTCCATCAACTCTGGTAAGAATCCACGAACATCTTTTCTATACATCGCACCATTGGCACAAACAGCACTATCTTTATACATCTCAAATGTTAGATCTTGATTAAGAATTTTATCAACTGTAACAGATGGATGCCTTGCATCTAGTAAAGTCTCAGGAGAAATATTATATTGCATGATAAGATGAGGGTATAGACTGTTCAAGTCAAATGAAACCACCCAATCATACTTTCCGGGAATCGGTTCTTTAACATATGCACCTGCATACTTTGCATCTTTTTGAGATCTATTTTTTGGAGGAATAACAATATTCTTTTTCTTTAGATAGTTGTAGATAATTGTGTCCCACATACGAACCTGTGAAAATACATCAACATAATTTGCTTTCGCATCATATGCCATTGTGATTGCAAGTTCAATCAACTTCATCTTATCTTCAAGACGATCAACAAGTTCCACATCAATGATGTTATATTCAACAAACTTTTGCCAACCCTGTGTATAAAAGTCCTTGAATGTATCATACTCGGAGTGATCAAGTTTCTGCTGACCAAGTTCAACACTTGCAATATAATCCAAACGATATGACTCTTGTGCCTTATAGGTAAACTTCTTATAAAGGTTAAGGTAATCAAGTTGAGTGATACCACCTACATCATATGCAATATTTTTACGACCTGCAATATAGATTTCATCCTCAGTTACTAATCCCCAAGGTGAAAGTCTCTTCATTAACTTCTCACCAAGAACTCTTTCAAGTCTTCTGGATAGATATGGAATATCATATAGTTCTATATTCCAACCTGTAATAACTTCTGGTGTATTCTCTTCAATCATCCACCAGTTAATAAAGGCATTTAGAAGTTCATACTCTGAATCGAATGACTTGTAAATGACATTATCTTGTTTGTTGTTGAATGGGCCTTGACCCCATGTGCGAATCTGTTTTGTTGTATAATCCTGTATTGATATGAGTAGTATTTCCTCTGCAGCAGATTCTACATCAGGGAATCCATTCTCTGATTTAACCTCTATATCAAGAGTAGTTAATTTAATTTTGCTTATATCAAACTTAACTTCTGGTTCTGGATACATCTCTGAGATGTATTGATAGATATATCTGTCATTTCCATAGACATCAAAATTCTGTACACCATCATACTTCTTGATAAATTCACGACAGTCGCGAACTAAACCGGGTCTGATTGGTTCAACTGGATCTCCAGTAAGAGTTTTATATTTTGTTTTTCTTTTTGAAGGGACGAAAAGAGTAGGAGAAAAAGTCTCTCGTGTCATGAAGTGTTTGCCATTTTCATAACCACGAACTAAAAAATTATTTCCAACTAACTGAACATTAGTATAAAATCTCATCAGGCAATCAAATCAACATACTCTGATAGTATAGCAGGTGTTGGAGTAACTATGGTAAGAATACTATCAGAATGTATCATCATTTCATTTTGTGATGTAAAATCTAACCATGTTTCTAATTTATATTCATCAGAGGACACGACCATTTTAAATGGTTTAATTAACTTACAATCAGGGCCACCAAGTTCGGTGTCAACCTCCATAATCTGTGATATTATGATATCACCATTCTTAAGTAATAAACATTTAATAATCTGATCCATTTACCTTCTCCTTATACATTTTCTTGACACTCTCAATAGGTTCAACAAGAGCAACCACTTGATTTACAGATACAGGTACATCTTCTTCATCACTAATTATAATCCAACTTGATAGTGTAATTTCTACTGATGTTTTGGGATCATCCTCTTCTGTAAGATAAACAGGTGAATTAATAATAACCTTATGTGGTTTCTTAAAAAGGTATGCGATTGGTCTGTCTTCAGATACAATCTCTTTCATTTCTGCAATGATTTGTTCACCTGATTGTAGAAGTGCAACTTTGATTGACATATCTCAAAATAATAATATGGTAGATTCCTATAGCCGCTTATGCTGAACCTACCAAAGGGCATAACCGCAGCCAGTATTTCTCTGACTCTTCTATTATATCACAACTTATTAATTCGTCAAGCAAATATAAATGAACTAATTGATGGTGTGCAGATTAGATAGATTCCGATGATGGCGATGAAAGCAGCGTGATTCATGTGAGTAAGTATTTTTACTTATTATATATGAAAAAAGGGATCTGTAAAGATCCCTAAAAAATTGCTTTCATAATGTACTCAGTGCTTAGAATTGGATCGTTACCCAATAGGTCAAGTTGCATCTCATCTGCGTCTACATATACATCATCCTTTCCTTTGCGACAATGTAACCAATAGTATGTGCCATCTTCTCTCTTAAAGAAATAACTGGTGTTATGTGAGTCAAGAGTAAAAAGAGCAATGACTTGAGGGTATTCAATCTTACGATTTGGATCTGGTCTACATGACTTACCCATGTCACCATACATGGGTCTTGCCCCACTACCATGAGGAGTGGGCAAGTTTCGCCCATGATCTCCAAATAAATCGTACCCTTTAGACATTAAAGATAATTT